GCGTGGTGTGCGAGAATATGTTTTGACGCAAAAAAAAAGGTATACTTAAACTATGGACTTACGAATCTTGGACGATAACGAGATTGAGAAGCTCAAAGAGCTTGCCCCTGCCCTGTCACACGCTCAGTTGGCAGAATATTTTGGCATGTCTGACAATTGCTTGAGAAGGATGTTTAAACGAGAGCCAGAGTTATTGGAGGCTTATAACAAGGCATTGCTAGACGCAAGCAGCAGAATGATCGCTCAACTCTACACAAACGGCATGGACGGTGATTTTCAGAGCATGAAGCTATGGCTATCTCAGCGAGCTGGCTGGACGGAAAAGAGCAGGCAGGAAATATCTGGACCTGACGGCAAGGCTATTGAGAAGGATTATCATGTGACAATTGAGGTCGTTAATCCAGGAGACTTAGCCTGAATCTGCAGATCGCTCCAAAGCTGTTACCAGTGCTTGAGGCTAAACAACGCTTCATTGTGGTCTACGGCGGTAGAGGCAGCGGCAAAAGCTATGGCCTCGGCTCTCTTAGCTTGCTCAAGGCTCTGGAGGGGCAAAAGATCGGAGCTTTTAGAGAGTTCCAGAACTCCATCGATGATTCGGTACACAGCCTCTTAGCGTCTCAGATACAGTCTTATGGCCTTGAAGACTTTCAGGTGCAGAATAACCAGATTCTGTTTAATGGCGAGGCGGCTTTTAAATTTAGAGGTCTAGCCAGAAACGTAGAGGCGGTTAAGTCGATGTATGGCTTTAACTTGTTCTGGGTCGAGGAGGCTCAAACTATATCCTTTGAAAGCCTGAAGGCTCTTACTCCTACGCTTCGGGAAGCAGGCAGTCAGATATGGCTTTCAGGTAACCCACGGTCCAGCACTGACGCATTTTCTGAGCGGTTCATTAAGCCATTCGAGAAGCAGCTTAACCGCGATGGCATATACGAAGACGATATGCACCTAATTATCCGCATGAATTACGAGGATAACCCGTGGTTTACGAAGACTCCGCTAGAGCAGGAGCGGCTACATGATAAGCAGAACCTGCCCAGAGCTATGTACGAGCACATCTGGGAAGGCAAGCATCTCGATACTGTGCAGGACAGTATAATCGACCCTGACTGGTTTGATGCCGCGATAGACGCGCACAAGAAGCTGGGATGGAAGCCAGAAGGAGCTCTAATTGCTTCCCACGACCCTTCAGACGAGGGCGGTGACAGTAAAGGCTATTCCTTGCGCCACGGCAATGTCATTCTGGACGTTTGTGAAAATGTTACTGGAGATGCCAACGAAGGCATGGACTGGGCACTAGAGAAGGCTGTAGCAGCTCAGGCAGACCACTTCATCTGGGACTGTGACGGTCTTGGGATAAGCCTAAAGCGTCAAGTAGACCAGGCGCTTGAAGGTAAGAAGATGGAGTACCATATGTTCAAGGGCTCCGAGTCCCCGTATGACCCAGAGATGCCGTACACGCTAGGCGGTAGCCAGAGGGCTAAGACAAACAGAGAAACCTTTCTCAACAAGCGAGCACAGATGTGGTGGACTTTGCGGGATAGGTTCGAGGCAACCCATCGAGCTGTGGTGAAGGGTCAGTATATTGACCCAGAAGAGCTAATTAGTTTGTCATCAGATATTGATAATATTGAGCAATTACGTTCTGAAGTTTGCAGAATCCCTTTAAAACGATCAAACTCTGGTAAGATTCAGATTTTAAGCAAGATTGAGATGGCGAAGAAACCGTACTCAATACCTTCACCGAATATGGGCGATTCTCTCATGATGAGTATGCACACGCCTAAAACCAAGATAATGAAACCGATAGAGATCAACTTTGCAGGATGGAATAATCATGGCTAGTTACGACAATGGCAAAGAGTTAGAGGACAGAGGTGCTGGTGAGGACGATCTGAGCTACAAGGCTGATTACTCAGAGCATCAAGACGTTATAAATTTGCTAGATAAGTGCCAGCAAGCTGACAAAGACAATCGTGAACGTGTCAGAGAGGCTCATTTGTTTCTGGATAAACGAGATGGTCAATGGGAACCGGAATTCTGGAGCAGCAACGACGATAAGCCTCGTTATACTTTCGACATGGTCAATCCTATCGTAGACCAGGTAGCTTCTGAGATAGAGCAGAACGACTATGATATTCGGGTATCTCCGGCTGGAGGTGACGCAACTAAAAACTTGGCTATGTCGTTTGATGGAATGATCCGTAACATCGAGCAGATGTCTAATGCGAAGACTGTCTATTCGCAGGCGGCAAGAAACATGGTGATCGGAGGCATGGACGGCTGGCGCGTCATTCAAAAGTTTGTGGACGATAACAGCTTTGATCAAGACTTATCGATTGAGCATATTGGTAACTTTGTTGATCGAGTATGGTTTGACCCGGCGGCTGAGGCCCAAGACAAGTCAGACAGCCGTTATGCCTTTGTATTGCACCCAATGGCTGTCGATGAATATAAGTCCAGGTTCCCAGAGGGCTCTGGCGAAAGCGTAAGTGATGACAGGGAGGGCGATGCGTATTATGACAAAGCTGAAGTAGTCGTGGTCGGAGAGTTCTTGTACTTGGAGTCAAAGGACCGCGATCTGGTGATGATGTCAAATGGTCAGGTCCATGAGGTAAATGACGCTTATGAAAAGGTTGTCGATGATCTGAAATTAATCGGCGTTACTGAGGTTAAGCGGAGAACACGCAAGAAGCATTATGTATGCTCACGGTTTTTTGACGCAAAGGACTTCTTAGAGGATAAGCGGGAGACTGTGTTCTGTCGCATCCCGGTAGTGCCAGCTTACGCTAATTTTAAGATATCTGAGAATAAAACAATTTATTGGGGTGTAGTTGAAAAGCTGCTAGACCCGCAGCGAGTAATGAACTACAGCGTGTCTCGTGAGATTGAGGAAGGAGCTTTAGCGCCTCGTGCGAAGTATTGGATGACAACTGCTCAGGCATCTGGTCATGAAAAGAAGTTACAGACACTGAACACTAATGCTGATCCTGTACAGTTTTATAACGTAGACCCTGAATCACCTGCCGTTCCCATGCAACAGGGTGGAGCGCAAGTTAATCCTGGCTTGAGTCGAATATCAGAATCAATGCGGCTGATCATAGGCCAGACTTCCGGTATGTTCGCAGCGAATATGGGAGACAACCCAGGCTTGCAGTCTGGTGTAGCCATCAAGCAACTACAGGACCGAGGAAGCAATAGCACATTCAAGTACAGCCGAAGCATAGAGATTGCTGTAGCGGCTACAGGCAGACTCTTAAAAGACGCTATCCCAATGGTGTATGACACACAACGGCAGGTGAGAATACTCCGAGAGGATGAGTCTTATGACATGGTTCCAATCAATCAACAAGTTATTAACAATGAAACAGGTGAGATTGAAACTGTTAATGATTTGCAGGTTGGGACTTACGATGTTATCTGTCGCGCTGGTCCTAGCTTCCGTAATCGGCAGCAGGAGACTATAGAGGCCATAACAACATTGGCGCAGACCGATCCTAGCCTAATGCAGATTGCTGGTGACTTGTTGCTTCAGAATATTTCTACACCTGCAGCATCCCAGATTGCCGAGCGCAAGCGCATTCAGATGATTGATGCTGGCCTTATCCCACAGTCTCAGATGACTGATGAGGAGCTGGAAGAGATGGCTGCTAAGATGCAGGCTCAAGGTCAAGGACAGGCTCCTGATCCCGCTATGGTGCTCGCACAGGCAGAGCAGATGAAGGCCGAAGCTGACCTGATGAAAGTACAGGTCGATGCTCAAAAGGTTCAGAATGATACATTGAGGATACAATTAGATGCTCAAAATAATCAAAATGAGATTGTGGCGCAGCAGGCCAAGACCCAGGTGGATGTATTTAATGCCCAAACCAATCGCATTAAAGCTCAGGTAGATGCAGAAAAAGCTGGGGCGGTTATAGATCACACCAACATCAAGGCATTTGGTGATCAGCTAGACAACCAAGAGCAGATGACCGACATGATGGATGAGCAGGAGCGTAGAGCCCGGATGGCTATGATGTCTGATGTGGACCTTATTAGGATGGCTAACGGTGGCTAATCCATTAACTGGAATTCTTAGTGATGCAGGCTCATTCCTTGTTGATGAGGGGGCAAAGCTACTCGGTTTTGATGATGAGCGCCAAGTAGCTATATCACAAGAGGCGGTAGACCTTACTAATCAAATGGTAGATGCAGGCTTGATTGGTAAGCAGTATCGAGTAGAGCTGTTACTGCCAGAAGACGCTTCTAAAAGAACTAGACAGAACACTGGGATTAAGGGCGATGAAGAGGTGTTCAACGCTGTGAATCATGCTTTGTTTTCCTATTATGCTGGGCAAAACCCGCTAGCAGGGGCTGGTGCTCAGGCTAAGGAAATGATTCAGGGAGCGCAAGTCAAAAGTCGAGGCGGCGATCCTAGAACGGAAGGACTTGATTACTTCAATAACAAGTTTGGCATTCAGTTGGCTCGACAGGGCGCTAGCCTACAGGAAGCAAAAAATGCCATCGTGAACAGCATTGCAAACGTAAACAACGAGGGAACTAGAGGCAGAATGCTTCAAGGACTTTCTATCAGACCTGGACAAGACCTCTTGCTTAACCGTGAAGACTTGCCCACTGATACGCTTTATCCATTTAGGCGGTAATTATGGCTAAGACAGACCAAGAGTTAGCTCAGGAGGAAATGGCAAGCCGCCAGTATATGTATGGCGGTACGGGTCCGTTTTCGCAGTTTATTTCAGGCGAGCGCAGAGAGATATTGAGTCCTGAGTCAACGCAAGTTCTTGGTTTTGCTTCTGGTCCTTCTGGTGTTGAATACATCACCGAAACAATCCCTGCTGAGTATGGTCCTGCCGAATACGATCCTAGCTATTCTCCGGTCCGTAGGGGGCTTTCCGCGTTGGGCGATATGCTTGGCGAGGCTCCATCATTCCTTGGTTTCAGAGGCCCAGATGAGCAGGCAGAGGCAATACAAGGTGTAGGCTCTAGCCTCCGAGATGCTTTGTTTGGCACTTCTGAGTATATGTCTGAGCAGGCAAGGGCCGCAGCATCAGGCGGTGAATACTTTGATCCAGAAACAGGCAGGACTGTAGCGTTTGATCCTACGATAGTTATGGGAGGAGGTTCTAGCGGTGGAGGCCCAGCTTTGGCCTCTGGGTTTAGAAGATCAGGCAATGAAATTGGAGATACGCTTTTATACTCAGGCGGCGGCAGGCAAGGCTCTGCTATAGCTGGAGGCTCGGCGCTGCGTGGCTTAGACATGGATCAAGGCGCTAGGATGCAGAGAGCGCAAGACCTTGGGTTTGATACTGAGAGGACTGCATACAGAGGACTGAGTGGCGAATACGATCCTAACAAAGCTGGCAACTACCAAATGTTTACCAGTAGTCCTGAAGATGCAGGTGAGTATGGAAGCAATGTTGTTTCTTCATATTTAAGAAAAGGAAACAATCTTGTTGTGGAAGGCGGTAGAAATAATTTCAACTCAATTCCTGTCAGAAACTTGCCTGATGCAGTTAGAGCTAATCTGCATTCAAGTGTAGGCAGCGTGGCTAGGACAGATGATATAGCATACGCAGCACAAGCCGCAGGTTATGATTCTGTATCAATTAACAATGTGTTTGACAAAGCGTCCAACGAAATACCAATAAAACCGTTGCCTGCTAAAAATGAGCCTATGAGTCAGGAAATGATGGATTTTCTTGATGAGGTAGATGCAAGCGAGGAGTACAAAGCATACCAAATGCTCAACAACACTCCTGATGTCGCTCTGCCTCCTGAAATCCCAAAAAATTACGATCCAACCACGATTGATATAATCTTTGATCCTAAGAACATCCGCTCCATTGAAGCCGAGTTTGACCCAGACAAAATGGATAGCTCTGATCTGTTGTCAAGTGTAAATCCAACGCAATCTGCGTTACGGGCTTTTGTATAAAGTTTATGGGAGTGTAATAGAGGTGCAAATCCTCCGGTGAAAATCTATCATGAACCGAGCCAGAGATAGCCGCTCCCGCCAAAAATTGCTTGCAAAACCACAATATGTGGTATAATTATAACACAGCGAACTCCACGCTTTTATTGGAGGCATGGAACGTCACCATTTATTTGACGGCATTTATGAAGGTAACAAGATGGAACAGGAAGATATTGTCGATGAGGCTGAAATAGAGCTCGAAGACGTAGAAACCGAAGGTCAAGAAATTGACTCCGACTCATCACCGGATACTGAGGAGGCTCAGGAGAAACAAACCAAGCCTGATTGGCAGAAGGTACGGGCCAGATTTGACCCGGTACAGCAAGAGGCATATGACAGAGGTGTAGCTGAAAAAGTCAAGAAGCTCAGGGAAAAAGAGCTTGAGGCTGAACAGTTAAAGCAACGTCTAGAGTCGCTTGAAAAACAGATGCCAAAACAGGAAAGGCCAAATGTGCCGAAAGAGCCGGACCCTTATGCCCTGAGTGATCAGGAGTATCAGCAACAGCTCAGAATGCGCGATGAGGCCATAGCTAGACAAGCTGCATTTGACGCACAACAACGCTTCCAACAACAGGAAGTACAGCGTTTGCAGAATGAACAGCTATACAAAGAGCAGGAGGCTTTGAATGAGAAGGTTACTACCTACTCGCAGCGAGCTGTCCAGCTTGGTATATCTAACGAGGAACTACAAGCCGCAGGTAATCAAGTTGCGGCATTTGGAATGTCAGACGATGTAGTCAACTATATTTTAGATGACGAACTAGGTCCGGCTATAACAAAGTACCTCAGTCAGAACGTAACCGAGCTAGACACCATCCGGTCTATGAGTCCGGCGCAAGCTGCTGTAAGGATAGCAACTCATGTACGCGAGAAGGCTGCTGCATTGAAACCTAAAGTAAATGCCGCTCCTGACCCGGTAGAACAGCCAGCGAAAGCTGGTGTAGCGCCTAAAGCGCGAGGACCGAAGGGGGCAATTTTTGAATGAATAAGGTGATCCAATCATGGCTAATAATCTTAGTAGTAACGTCACACGGAAAGTTGCTCGTGTATTTTTAGATGCTTTTGAGGCTTCTCGTGTAGTAACAAAAACTGTCAACACTCAACTGTTGTCAGGCAAATTCAATCCTTCTAGCGGTTCAAATGTAGACTTTAAGCGTCCTCACGACTACAACACAATCCGCACTTCTGGCGGTGACATAAGTGGTTCCACGAAGTCTGACATCATTGCTGGTAAAGCAACTGGTACAGTTCAAAACTACTTCACAGCCGCCACTGAGTGGGGCAACGTGCA